ATACCAAACAGAAGAAAATCAGGAAGTTCCAGATACTACTGTCACAACTATTCGTGCAGCACTACGTCATTGGACAAAATTTCACAATCTAAATAAACGTATTTTCAATGTATCTCGGTTAATGGTGAAATACGGGGATTGTTTCTTCCGTAAAACATCTGATACTAAGGGATGGGAATATGTTGATCCTACCCGTATAATAGGTATTGAAGTAGATGCTGAGGGAAAAACAGTTGCGTATCATGTACGCCCGTCTAACTTTAGAACAACGATGAATGGTAACCAGGGTAAGCAAGAAACTGTAGAGGTATCACCTGCAGCTGCAATGATTCACTTTACACTATCAGATGATACGGGTGACAGTGCTCCATTTGGTATTTCAATTCTTCAACCAGCATTCAAAGACTATCAGAAGCTTACCATGTTGGAAGACTCTGCTATTATCTACCGTATTGTTCGTGCTCCAGAACGCCGAGTATTCTACATTGACGTTGGCAATATGCCACCTCAACGTGTCAAACAATATATCGAGCAAATCAAAAATGATATTCGTCAGAAACGGGTACCTAATGCTTCGAATGCAAATCAAACCGATTCTACTTATAATCCAGAAAGTATTCAAGAAGATTACTTCTTCCCTACTACTGCTGCTGGTCGTGGATCAAGAGTTGAAACTCTTCCGGGTGGTACTACATGGGAAATTCCAGAGTTAGACTACTTTTTGAATAAAGTATTCCGTGCATTACGTGTTCCTACTTCTTATATGAAGGGACCAGATGCTACTGGTGCTCAGTATAATGATGGTAAGGTAGGTATTGCTTACATTGAAGAACTTCGCTTTGCTAACTATATCATGCGTCTTCAGACTTGCATTGAAGAAACCTTAGATGCACAGTTCAAAATCTATCTTCAGGTTACAGGTATCAATATAGACCCTGACTTATTCGTTCTTAAGCTACCTGACCCTCAGAACTTTGCACTTTATAGACAAGCAGCCCTTGATACCGATTTGATCAACAGCTTTAACTCTGTTGAACCTACTAAGTATTTGAGCAAGCGATTCATGTTGAAACGTTACTTAGGCTTGACCGAAGACGATATCCAAATGAACGAGGCAATGTTGAAACAAGAACGTCGCATTGAAGATATGGAAGCAGTTGATGAACTTCAGCAAATATATGATCCAGCGGCATATGACAATCGTAAGGATGTTGAAATCCCTGAAGCTCCAGCTGCCGAAGAACCGGAAATCAATACCGAAGTTGAAGCCGAGCCAGAAACTCCTCCAGCAGCTTAAAAATATATGGAAGCTAACTGCTTCCCTATAAATAACACATTAGAAATGCACAGGAGATACCAGTGAAACAACAACTTCTCGTAGAATATGTAAATCCGAACATCGTTAACCTTATCGAAAGTCGCGATGAACAAAAGAATCTATATCTCGCTGGCCGCATTATGGCAGCAGAACAAAAAAATCTAAACCAACGCGTTTATCCTCGCTCTGAAGTAGAAAAAGCTGTCGGCTTTATCATGGAAAAAGCTAAGGAAGGTCAATATGTTGCTGGTGAATTGAATCACCCAGACAACCTTTCAGTTGACTTGAAGAATGTATCTCACATTATTACGGAAGCTTGGATGGATGGTGACAATGCAGTTGGTAAGTGCAAGATTTTGAACACACCTTCTGGTCAAATCGTTCAGCAGCTTATTGCTGGTGGTTTAAAGCTTGGTGTTTCTTCCCGTGGTACAGGTAACGTTACTACAGAGGGTGTTGTTGAAGATTTCGCATTCGTTACTCTTGACATCGTAGCTCAACCTTCTGGTCCAGGCTGCTACCCAGATGTAGTTCGCGAATCAGTAGAAAATAAAAAGGTTATGACGTTAGCTGAAGCTGTTGTTCATGACAAGAAAGCTCAGAAGTATTTCGAAGCTGAGATTAAGAAATTCATTACCTCTATCTTGAAGAAATAATATGTTATTAAAAGAACTCAACTCACTTGCTAAACAGCCAGTCCAAGAAGCTATCGCAGCAGAAATCAAAAACGATTCCTATGTAAAGATTACAAGCGGCGAACACAAACATAAGACCGGATATGTTAATAAGCTCATCAAGTCTAAAGGCGAAGTCACTGCCTTTGAAGTAGAAATTGATGATGAAGATAACGAATATGTTAAATGCACTCCTGACCAAGTTAAGGTCATAAGAGAATCTTTGAATGAAGCCAAGCAATATGAAGAGTCTTCTGACTTTGATGCTGACTTCAATACAGTAGAAAAGCATCTTAAAGATGCTAAAGATATTGTTAAATCTTCTGCTTGGCAGAAACACATGAAAGATACAGACGCCAACTTTGATACTTCAGTAGTTGAGATGTCTCGTAGAGCAATGGACAAGCTTCAACTTGCTATCGAAGCATTTGATGCATTTTATGAACACATCCAGGAGGCATCATAATGGATTACAATTTACTTCGCCGGATGGCTGGCATCGAAGCTAAGGTACCAACAGTATTATCTGCTGGTAATTCACAGTCTAACGAGTTTAGACGTCTAGCTGGCCTACCAGCTCTTCCTATTGCTGAAAAAGAAGAAGCTCCAGCTGAAGAGCCAAAAGCAGAAGAAGGTAAGGAAGAAGAAGCTGAAGAGGATTTACCAGCTATCATCAAGAAGATTGCAAAATCTATTGAAGGTAAAACTGGTGATGAGCTTGAAGCTACTCTTATGAAGGTCTATAATGCTGGTCACCAAGATGCTGAGAAGGAAGAAGCAGCTGAAGAAAAGGGCGAAGACAAGGAAGAAGAAGTTAAAGAAGGCGCTTCAGTAGTTCAAAAGGGTGGTAGCATTGGCGAACAACCAAATCGTGTTGTTAAGTCTTTTGACACCCCAGAAGAAGCAAAAGAATATGCAAAGCGCATGAACAAGAACCTTTCTCCTGGCGAAAAGCAATACTACGGCATCAAGTATGTGGTAGTTAAGGATAAAGAAGCTAAGGCCTAATATGTTGCTAAAAGAACTTTACAACATTACAGAAGCTGCTAAGCCTAATGGTTCTGGATATGATGCATGGTTTAAAAAGATCAAAGCTAAATATCCAGATGCTACGGCTAGAACAACTGGTGAAAATGGTTGGTCAAGACTAGGTTTTAAGGATGATAAACCAACCTTAACACCACGTGACGATGGCCCACATTATACCGATGTTAGCTCCGAAAAATATAGCAGACAGCGTTTAGTCGGTACTTTTAACCACAGCACAAATACTGGAAAGTATTTCGTAAAAGATCTAGACGAACCTTCTGATAAGTCCTTTGGCGTCGGACGTGGTCGCAAACTTATGCCCGCCGATTCTAAGTTCTAATAAAAACCGCATCGGGAGCCGGTAGCTCCCTTAACCCAATTAGTTCATAACTAAAAGGAGATAATATAATGACTGACAAAAGAGAAGCTCTTAAGAGCATGTTAAACAACTTGATCAATGACCGTCAAGAAGAAGCAACCTTAGATCTGCATAGCTATATGACAGCTAAGATGCAAGAAGTTTCCGGACTCGGTGCTCCAGCAGCACCTGAGGCTGATTTTGAACTTGATACCGAGGATGTCAGTGATGACACCGAGGCAGAATAAGTGTGACTGAGACTTGCTTTTATGTTTATCAATGGGTCCGTGAAGATGGCAGCCCGTTTTATATTGGTAAAGGTAATGGCAGCAGAGCTTGGAAGAAGACAAAAGGACATAGTCCTCCAAAAGAAGAACATAGAATTATATTAGTAGCACATCATCTAACAGAATCTGAATCCTTTTTACTAGAAAAGAAATTAATAAGTCTTTGGGGTAGAAAAGATTTAGGAACTGGAATATTAAATAATAGGACAGATGGTGGACAGGGTTCTGTCGGTAAGAAAATGACGGTTGAATCTAGAGCAAAATTAGGTCAAAAAGTTAAGCAACGGTTGAGTGATAAAACTGAACTAGCCAAACATTCAGAGAGAACAAAATCTCAATGGGCAGACCCAATTAAGAAAGCTAGATTAATCGAAGCGTTGAGAAATGCTAGATTTAAACCAGAAGTAATAGCCCGTAAAAAGGCTAGAATTATTGCTAGGGAACAGAAGAAAAAATCGATGGAAACATCGTTATTAGTTTAAATTTGTGTTGTTTTTGCTAAAATTTTGAGATACTTTATAAATAAAATTACAACATATTAATGTTGTTTGACTTTTCACAGCAAACACATATACGTTCAAACCCAAGATTATTAATCCAATAATCTTCCCCACAAAACAAGGAGATAAAATATGGATGAAATCCTCCAGAAATTGCTAAACTCAGAGCTCTTGAGCGAAGAGGCTAAAGCAGAAATCTCTACCCAAATGACAGAAGCCGTTGCACAGTATAAAACTGCAATACGTGAAGAAGTTACTTTGCAAGTAAGAGGTGAAATCGCTGAACAGTGGGCTAACGAACGCGACAGCTTAATTGAAAACGTCGAATCTTTCGTTGCTAAAAAATTAGATGAAGAAGTAAATGAATTGAAAGTTGACATTGAACGTTTCCGCGATCTTGAAGCAGAATATGCTGAAAAGATTGTCGAAGAAAAGCATGCAATGGCAGAAACACTTTCAGAAGAATTAGACCAACTTGTTGACAAGATGGACGCCTTCTTTGACCTTCGCTTAACCGAAGAATTCAAAGAACTCCGCGAAGATCTTGAAATCGTCAAACAAAATGAATTTGGCCGTAAAATCTTTGAAGCATTTGCAACTGAATTCAATGGTGCACATATTGACGAAGACTCGATTCAATCTAAGCTTCAAGCGGCCGTAGCAAAACTAGGCGACGCAGAATCCACAATCGCTAAGCTTGAAGAATCTCAAGCTAAGATGGTTCGTGAAGCTAAATTAGAAAAAATACTTGCTCCTCTTAATGGTAAGAAGAAAGAACAAATGCAATTCGTTTTGCAGTCTGTTGAAACTTCCCGTTTAGAAGAAGCATACAATCACTTCATTGGTCGTGTTCTAAAGGAAGAGCAATCTCCTGAAGTACGCCAGGAAGCCGATGTCAAACCTCAGCCTTTGGTTGAGTCCGTTGTTGTAACTGGTGATGAGCAATCCGCTCCAACCAAAACCGTAGCTAGCGATAAATTTTCTCAGTTGAGAAAACTTGCTGGTATGAACTCTTAATTAGTCCTAAGGAGAATTTCAATGGAACTATATGAAAACTGGCAAGAAACCAAAGATACCCTTCTAGAAGGTCTATCACCAAGCAAACAACGCATTTTGGGTCCGGTTCTTGAAAATCAAATGCAACACTTGAAAGAAACCGCTGATGCAGGCACGAACTCTGCTGGCGCGATGAACAATTTCCAAAAGATTGTTATCCCTATGATCCGTCGTATCATCCCTGGTACGATCGCGACTGAACTTGTTGGTGTACAACCAATGAGCGGTCCAGTTGGTCTTGTTTACTCTATGCGTTTCAAGTTCGCAGAAGGTGTTGATGCTAACCCTGCAGCAGCTTCTTTCCAGCCTGACGCAGCTGCTAGCGATATCACTGCTGGTACTGAAATGTGGGGTAACAACTCCAAGATGAAGCGTTTCTATTCTACGAATGATACTGCTGCTATCGATGGTGCTAATCCTGTACTTAATGTTTCTTCTGGTTTCGCTGCTACAACATCTAACTACGAAGCATTTGGTGGTCGTGCATTGTCTCTTGAAGTATTGAAGCAAACTGTTACTGCTGGTTCACGTAAGCTACAAGCTCGTTGGACTCCAGAAGCTATGCAAGATTTGAAAGCATCTCATGGTCTTGACCTTGAAGCCGAAATCACAGCTCAGCTTTCTGCTGCAGTTGTTTCTGAAATCGACAACGAATTGATCAATGACTTGATCGCTCTTGCCGGCACAACTGACTCATTTGACATGTCTGGTACGTTCACTGGCGTTCCTAACTATGTTGGTGATCGTCATGCTGTTCTTGGTATCTTGATCAACAAGATGGCTAATGAAATTGCTCGTAAGACACGCCGTGGTCCAGCTAACTGGATCGTTGTTTCTCCTTTGATCGTTTCTGTATTGCAATCTGCTGCTAAGTCCGTCTTCGCACCAGCTGTGAGCGGTTCTTTCGATGGTCCTAACAACACTAAGCTTGTTGGTACATTGAACGGTTCTATCAAGGTTTACACCTATATCTGGCATGATCAAGGCACAGAACCAATCTTGATGGGCTTCAAGGGTGGCAATGGTGAAATGGACAGCGGTTACTTCTACTGCCCATACATTCCTTTGATGAGTTCTGGTGTTGTTGTTGATCCACACACCTTCAACCCACACGTTGGTTTGATGACACGTTATGGTAAGGCAACTTTCATTGACACAGCATTGTCTCTTGGCAACTCAGCTGATTACTACGGACGTTTGAACGTTGCTAACCTTACATTCATGTAAAATTGAATTAGGTTAAGAAATACAAAAGGGGCTTCGGCCCCTTTTTCATGCTCCGGGTCTGGACATAATATACACTGAGATCAATAAATAGAATATCATTATTTGGGGTTTAATCATGCTCATCAAACAACTCGCTGACATACTTGAAGGTAAAATGAAACAGGAAAGTGC